CAGTTTCAAGGATATGCGAAGCCATAAAATTCGTGCTTATATTCCTAAACTTGAAATTTTTCGCCTGGCTATCTGTTTGAACATCTTCTAAAACTGAATCGACTGGCGCTAAAGGATATTCGATACCCTCGTTCGTTAAATAATAAATTTGACCTTTGTAATTTTCCCAACCACCAGCTTCGGCAACTTGTTCCGCTATTACTTCAGGATCAGGATTATAAAAATTAATATAATCGATTTCTTTTTTCTTAATCTTAGAACTTTTCGTTCGGTCCCAATCATCGTAAACCGCCATCATATTCGGATGATCTTCATTGTCCGAAGTCGTAAATCTAATATCCTGAAACGGAATATAATTTAACGAACTCTTTTTATAAAGTGCGTTGTAATTTACGTGAATTGCAAAACCATTAAATTTCGAATAAGACTTTCCAACCTTAACCAGTAATTTATTTGCCGTCATTTTCTTTTGAGGGCTTACAATAGTTTTCGCCAATGCTTCTTGAAGGAAACCACCACCGTACAAAAATTTAGCGTATAAAGAAGCGCATAACGTACCAGTCCCCGAAGAATTAATAATCGTATTTATCCTTTGGGGGTATGAATTATCGAAATCATAATTAATAATTCCTTCAGTTTTATTAACCGTAGTTGTAATTCGCTTCTCTATATCCGTTGCAGTTGCTTTCATTCAATTACCCGTTAACCTTATTCTTTAAAAGGTAGTCGATCATTTTTTGCGAATCCTTTGTTGCGTGGTGCAACTTCTTTAATCCTTCCGTATTTGCCGCCAGTTCATCGCATAACTTTCTTAGTTCCTCTGCATCCATATCGGCTAATTCAACCGCATCTGTATTCGCTGGACTTGTTTCAGGATCATTTGTCGGTGCCGCTTCACTTACCGTTAACTTTTCCCAATCTTCAGGATACGTTTCGAAATCTTTTATTTTTACTGGAAACCTTTTTAAGATTTCAATACTTTTTTTATCGGTAATATTTGCATTTGAATAATGCGTTCCGTCTAAGAATAATAAAATACCTGGCTTTAATTTAAACTTGTTTTCCATTTGTAATTGTTTTAATTCAATTTTTGATTTACTGATAGTTTTTAACATATAAAAAAGGTCGTCCAAGCAACCACAATTTTTCGATTTGTTTAGTCCTTGACTCATTACAAGCGAAGCAACTTTATCCGCTAATATCCATTCGCTCGATGTATGAATATTTCGCCAAACTTTTTTACTACTCTCATAAGATTGTAATAATATAATTTGTTCTTTTAAATCCATAACCCAAAAGTAATAAAAAAAAGCATAATCAAATCCGATTATGCTTTTTTCAATTAGGTTATTTTAATCGTATTTTACAATAATCCGTCAACGAGTCCTTTTGTCGTTGCTAAATCAGTATTGAAAAATGTTTTCGGCATGTGTGGTTCTAACGAAGTTTCGTTTGATTTCAATATAATATCGAACGCCCCCTGGTTATCCGCACTAATAACATCACGAATATTTTGCGTAACAACTAAACCAGCATCCGCACCGTAAATTTCGTATGCTGCGTTTCCGTCAATACCTTTAAATTTATTGTTCACAATTGCAACCATCGTACCCTTCGCCATTTTCTCTAATTCAAGTTTCGAATCAGGGCTAACCGTGAACACCTTGAAATTAATTTCGTGGTTATAAACCTCCGCAAATGTTTGTTTAATGAAGTCATACTTCGGAGCGATTGAATTATTTTTTCCTTCAAAAGCATAAGCAACCGCAGGAACTGGCAAAACAATATCCTCGATAATCTGAGGGTTTGCAACATTCTTAGTAATTGCCGCACCTAAATAATCGTCACGATTTATAAGAATTAATGTATCTTCCGCACCAGCTTGTAAAGGATTGTCGCAATCAATATCAAACCCGCTTGTAATTTTTCCGCAAATAGTTGCCATAATTTTATTTATTAAATATTCTAAAAAAGGGGGTTTTTTACGCCCCCGTTATTTCTTTTTATAAGTTACTTAGTAAGCAACTTGAACCAAATAATCTTCGATTATCTTCGCATCGATATTATATCCAGTATCTAAATGCATTTCTTTTTTAATAGGATCGTAAATCGTCCCCATTTCAGAAAGATTCGCTTCTTCACAAGTTCCGATTTGCGTATTTTCTTTAACAGTTAATAACGCTCTATGAGGTAAGAAATAAACCGTACCATCATTTTCGTACGTTCTAATCATTCGATCCCAAAATTGGAAACCAATAACTTCGATTCCGCCACTTCTTAACATCGTCATTCCGTTTTCTAACCTTTCAGTCGTAAACGAAATATTCGCAGCCGTTAACTCTCTTTCGTACTGATCCGCAACCGATTGAGTTACGATATATTGTAAACCTTCTTTACCTCTTAATCTGAAGTCAGATCCGTAACGCATATTTTGAAGCGTGTTAGTTACAACATTGTTAGCCGTATCCGTAGCATCGAATTCCTGCAATGCGAAAGTAGCTTGTCCGTTTCTTGAATCAATACCCGCAGTTTTTCTATTTGCATCCGCAGTAACAATAGCGAACAATTGTTTCCAAAGTCCGTCAATTTTATTGAAATATCCAAGATCAATACCCGCAGTAATATTTCCAGCTGGTGCGTTATCCGCAGCCAAATCACTAAACCAAGCGATTCTGTAATATTCTTCGATTAACGTATCCGCCATTCTTTCCATTAAGAACGCCCAAAAATCAGTCGAAGTTAAATCCGCTTGTGCAATTCCACAACTCGTACCGTAAATAAAGAACGATTCTTTTAAGTTTTCCCAACATTCCGTCTCTCTATTAGAAACCGTTGCAGGATCCCAAAACTTTTCCGACATACCGATCGTTGATCCGTTTGCCGTTGGGTCACATTCGCCACTTCCTTTACCAGTTAAACCTTCAATTCTACCTAATAAAGCAATTTGCTTTTTTGCCTTTATTCCAGGTGTGAAAGTATGAAACAAACTTGCTTCAGGTTTTGCGAATGTAGATTCGAAAATCGCTTCGCTTAATTCTTTTATTTCGTCCCCGTTAAAGGTTAAATCGGCTGGGTTAATTATCATCTTTTTTATTTTTTAATTCTACAATTTTTTTTTAATTCTTTTGATCCTGGTAGATTACTATTTCGCTTCTCTTTCTTCCTTTTGCTTCGCCAATCTTTGCTTCATTGTTAATTTTTCTTCCTTAACAACTTTCTTTTTAGCAAAAACTTTCTTTTCAGCTTTAGGAACAAAGTTCGAACCGATCTCAACTTTCAAAGCATCCATTTGTTCCGTGAATGTTTCGTTCATTTCAGCAATTTCAGAAGCGTGTGCCGTAGCTTGTTCTTCTAATTTCAACTTCAAAGCCTCAACGGTTTCTTCTTCTTCCTTAACAACAACCGATTCAACAACACCATCCGCAACAACCGTCACAACTGTTTCGTTCTCCATTGTATAAACACCTTCAGGCGCAATTTCTTCGCCAATCATTACAACTTCGCCAACTTCAGGAATATCGCCCTCCGAAGCAAAACTTAATTCCCCGTTATCAGTTACAATCATTCCAGCGAATACAACTGGTTTAGTTAATCCTAATTCTGCTCTAATTCCTGCGAATCCTTCTTTTATTTGTTGTGCAATTTTTGACATATCAAAGTTTTTATTATTATCAATTTTAATTTTCTTTTCGTCCATAAAAGCAACCGCCTTTAATTCTTGTTTCGCTAAGATCTGAGAAACGAAACCAAGTTTAATACATTGTTCATCCGTTAAACTTGCTTCAGCGTTCATAAGTCCCTCAATTGCCGCTTTATCAGTTCCCGTTCTATTAACATACATTTTCAACATTTCCGTTTGGTATGTTTTAACATACTCCGAAGCCTCTAATAATTCAGAAGCGTTTCCGCTAATTCCTTGTAATAAAGGGTTATGTATAAAATATTGCGTTCCTGCTATAATTTTTCGCTTTTCAATTGCTACCGCTAAATGAATTTCCGTTGCAATAGATCCACATAAACCTTCAGCAATCGTTACCGCATTTGGTAATTTAGAAATATACTCCGCAATTAATCGTCCAGTATTAACCGAAC